CTTTGGCGGATGATGGGCTTGAAGGCCCCATTGATATAAACTCCACGCGGTTAGACTCCCCAGAAATGGAATGGAATCGAAGTCTTCATAATCATTAATAATAACTAAAAATGACAAAAATTAACTTTAACCTAATACACAAAATAGTATATTGGATAGTGTTAATTTGGTTTCCTAAAGTTCCGGACTCCATAAACCATGCTAGAACTTGGATAAACCAAGTATCTAAATGGAATAAAGAGAACGGATCGATTTGGACAATTGCTTATATCAAAATGATAAAACAAATTGTTATGTCCCATTTATCAGATAACCCTCAAAAAGAGGTTAAAATGATAATAGGGATAAATCGAAGAAATGGCCTTCCGAAACAAATAAGTTATTTACATAACTTAATTGAATCGAGAGATCCTCTTTCTTTAAGATTTGTCTTTACATTATTATCAATTTCTCGTACGTTACCGGGTTGGAAAGATCCCGATTTATCTACTATTGTAAATCCATCAGGTTCAAATCCAATTATGGAGAGAGAACTAAGTTCTCATATTCCAAAATTTTTGGATGAATATCAATTTAAGTTAAAACTTAAAGGATATTTTGAACTGAGTGATTTACATTTTAGTAATAAATCAGGTCCAATTGGTAGAGCGACAAGAGATGCACTGATGGACCTTAAATTTATGCCACAAATATTGAAAACAATATTAATGAGCACATCAATAAGATCATCAATGATCCATTATGACGAAATTTTCAAAACTATCATTGTGGAAAAATGGCATCTTGTAACTAAATATTGGAAAAATATCTCACGACCATTTGATTTCAAATTCAAAGAACAAATGTTCAAAGGATTTAGAAATCAATCATATCAACAAAGAGTTGAGATGGTCATGGATATAAATAACAAATTTAGAAAAGACCCAAGTTCTTATCATGTCAGAAAACTTTCAGTAGTGAGAGATCCAGAGGCAAAATCGCGAATTATCGCAATTTTTGACTACTGGTCTCAAACTTGGTTGAAACAGATACATAGTATCCATTTTAACTTTCTAAAAGTAATTCCAACTGATAGAACCTTTACACAATGTCCTACAATTACTAATAAACCATTAGGACATAAATATTATTCTTTTGATCTAAGTGCTGCTAC